GGTGGTGGAGGTGGTGCAGTAAATAATCCATCTGCAAACGCATCAGGTGCGGGTGGCTCTGGTTTAGTAGTCGTAAAAGAATTAGATAAAGCAAGTGGTATGTGGTCAATGCAAAGTCAATATCAATCTATTTTAGGTGGAACATGGCCTAAAAAATTAATATCTTATAGTTTAAATTATTTAGTAGTCGCTGGTGGTGGCGGTGGTGGTACAAGATACTCTGCTTCAGGAGCTGAAGATGGTGGTGGAGGTGGAGCTGGAGGTTATAGAACTTCTGGTTTTGGTCCAAGTCCATTACAAGGATCAGCATTATCATTTTCAAATTTAGATGGTGGAGAGAGTTATGTGGTTACAGTTGGAGCTGGTGGAAGTGGAGCATCTTTTCCTGGTGGTAATGCTGCAAGTGGAACAAATTCAATATTTAATGCATGTGGTTCAGCACCTTTAAAAATAGAATCAACTGGTGGTGGTAGTGGTGGAACTCATGGTGGTGGTCATGGTGGAGCTGATGGAGGATCAGGTGGTGGAGGTACAGCAGCAAGTTCTGGTGGATCAGGTAATACGCCACCAACAACCCCTCCACAAGGTAATCCTGGAGGTACAGCACCAGGAGGAGCACACGGTGGTGGTGGAGGTGGTGCTACCGGAGCTGGAGGTGCATGTGGACCTGCAGGAGCAGGAGCACCTAATGATATTACAGGTTCAGCAATAACATATGCAGTCGGTGGAACCGGAGGCGCATGTGGAGCAGCAGGAACAACAAATAGAGGAAATGGTGGTGATGGTAGAGGAAATAATAATCCATCAGGAGCTGGAGGACCAGGAACTGTAATTGTTCGTGGACCTAGTGCATTAACTTTTGCTGTAGCCCCTGGAAGTAACTCAACATCAACTCACCCTGGTGGAGATAAAATTGCAACATTTACTGTATCAGGAACATTGACAGTATCATAACAAATGTTATATTAGGTTCATAAAGATATATGAATTTAACCAATTATTATTACTATTTTAAATCAGTTGTTCCCCATAGAATATGTGATGAAATAATTAAATACGGAAAATCTGTTTCTGACCAAATGGCTATTACTGGTGGTTATGGTGATAAAAAATTAAACCAAAAACAAATTAAAGATTTAAAAAAGAAAAGAGATTCTAATATTGTTTGGATGAATGATAGATGGGTTTATAAAGAAATACAACCATATGTTCATCAAGCAAATACAGATGCAGGTTGGAATTTTGAATGGGATTGGTCTGAGTCTTGTCAATTTACTAAATATAAAAAAGGACAATATTATGACTGGCATTGTGATAGCTGGGATAAACCTTATTTTACTCAAAATAATCCACAAGATCCTACTAACGGTAAAATAAGAAAACTATCTGTAACAGTTACGTTGTCAGATCCTAAACAATATGAAGGTGGTGAATTAGAATTTGATTTTAGAAATATGGACCCTGATAAAAAACCTAATATTAAAAAATGCACAGAAATATTACCTAAAGGATCACTAGTTGTTTTCCCTAGTTTTGTTTGGCATAGAGTATGCCCTGTTAAAAAAGGTGAAAGATATAGTTTAGTAATATGGAATTTAGGAAGGCCATTCAGATGAGTTTTCCAAAACAATTAAACTTACAAGAATATTTTAAATGTCCTATTTGGTATGCAGACCATCCTAAATTAGTAAATAAGTTAAACAAAGCTTCTGATAAATATATAAAAGAGTCACAAAAAAATTTAAAAAAAACAATTGATGCAAGAAATAAAAACTTTGGAGATAGAGGAGATATGGGTCACGTATTTCATTCTACGACTTTAATAAATGATTCTAAATTTAAAGATTTAATAGATTATGTAGGTGCAACTTCTCATAACTTATTAAATGAAATGGGATTTGACTTAACAAACTATCAATTATTTACAACAGAAATGTGGGTGCAAGAGTTTGCAAAAAAAGGTGGTGGACACCATACTTTACACACACATTGGAATGGACATATATCTGGATTTTATTTTTTAAAAGCTAGCGATAGAACATCTATGCCAGTTTTTGAAGATCCAAGAGCAGGTAATGTAATGAATCTTTTACCTGAAAGAGATAAAACCAAAGTAAGTTATGCAACTTCACAAATTCATTTTAAAGTTAAACCTGGTAGTATGATATTTTTTCCGTCTTATATGCCACATTTATACAGTGTTGATACAGGGTATGAACCCTTTAGATTTATACATTGGAACTGTCAAGCAATACCGAAAGGAGTACTTAATGTCGTTCAAAAAAAATAAATATAGTGTTTTAAAAAATGCAATATCAAAAGAGTTAGCAGACTTTGTTTATAGTTATTTTAAAAATAAACGAAACGTTGCTAAAATTTTATTTGATACAAAATATATATCACCGTTTACAGAATATTGGGGTATATGGAATGATCATCAAGTTCCAAATACTTATTCGCATTACTCTGATTTAGCTATGGAAACATTATTAGAAAAAGTAAAACCTGTTATGGAAAAACATACTGGTCTTAAATTAAGTCCTACATATTCCTATGCAAGAATATATAAACCTGGAGATGTATTACATAGACACAAAGATAGATATTCATGTGAAATATCTACAACATTAAATTTAGGTGGTGACAATTGGCCAATATATCTTGATCCAACAGGTAAAGAAAAACAAGCTGGTGTTAAAATAGAACTTAAACCTGGAGATATGTTAATATATTCTGGTTGTGATCTTGAACATTGGCGAGAAGAATTTTCTGGTAAAGAATGTGTACAAGTATTTTTACATTATAATAAAACAGGATCTAAAATGGCAAAAGAAAATGCTTTAGATAAAAGACCTATATTAGGATTACCAGCTTGGTTTAAAGGCACTAAGTTGACAAAAAATAAAAATTAGTTTATAAAATAAGCTTGTAGGGGGAGACACCACCACATCCTCCCCTTACTTTACCGTTTGAAATCCCAACAAATCTGATATAACCTATCAAAAATAGGTTTTATTTATGCTACAGAAACTAGGCTTTTTACCCGGATTCAATAAACAAGTTACATCTACAGGAGCTGAATCTCAATGGATAGATGGACAAAATGTTCGTTTTAGATATGGAACACCTGAAAAAATAGGTGGCTGGAATCAATTAGGTGAATCTAAACTAACTGGTGTAGCTAGAAAATTACATCATTTTGTTAACTCTGCATCAACTAAATTTGCTGCAATAGGCACAAATAGAATATTATATGCATATTCTGGAGGTGTATTTTATGACATACATCCTTTAGTTAATCCATCAGGCACGGCTCTTACAAATTGTTTTACTACTACTAATAACTCAACAACTGTTACTATAACTTTTTCTGGGACAACTACTTTTCAAGCAGGAGACATTATATTATTTGGTGATGCTTCTACATTTTCGTCTATAACTAACTCTAATTTTACAGCTGCAGATTTTGCTAATAAAAAATTTATGGTAACTAGTGCACCTACTAGCACCACTATTACTATAACAATGCCTAGTGTTGAAACAGGAACTGGTGCAACTCTATCGGGTGGTATAACTTTTTTTCAATATTATCATGTAGGACCAGCTGAACAATTAGGAGCGTTTGGTTGGGGTATATCATTATGGGGTGGAACAGTTCTAGGAGCAGCCGCAACTACTTTAGATGGAGCTATTAGTAGTACAAGCGGTGGTAACAATAGTTCTGCAACAGAAATAACATTAACCAGTGTTACAGGTTTTCCAACAACAGGTACAAACTTTGTTCAAATAGGATCTGAAGAAATATCTTATACTGGTATTACTGGAACTAAACTAACAGGAATTGGTAGAGCGGCCAGAGGAACTACGGCTACCACACATTCTAATGGGGCAACAGTAACAAACACATCTCAGTTTACAGGATGGGGATCACCTGCAGCTAACACTGATAAAGTTACAGACCCTGGTTTATGGTCTTTGGACAACATAGGAGCTAAACTTATTGCATTGATTGTAGGGGGTTCTGCTTTTGAATGGGACGGTGATGCAGCTAACGCTACATCTACAAGAGCAACTCTTATAGCAGGAGCACCAACAGCATCTAGAGATATGTTAGTTTCTACTACAGATAGACACTTAATATTTTTTGGAACTGAAACAACCATTGGAGATCCATCAACACAGGATGATATGTTTATAAGATTCTCATCTCAAGAAAATATAAATGATTATACACCAACA